ATTGTATTTGGTGCAAATGGTATTTTAAGCATCTTAATTGACGATGCACCTATTGAATTGGTAATTGAATTGATTGAAACAACACCCCCCGAACTATCGTAGGCGGTTATGTCTGCAAACTCAATCGGGTCGGTTGCGTGGTCTAACAGGAAATAAAGCCAACCCTCATCGGTAATCTGTACATTTTGATTTTTGGGGTTGTTTGGTCCAATTCCTTTTGGTCCATTGGTTAACCATTTACGGGTTGTTGCGTTATCGGTATAATTCAAATAATAATTGCTTACTTGCCAATCATAGAAATTTAATGTTTCGCCCCTATAATTTGGTAAACTTCCGTTAAACGTTATTATTGTTTTAATCACTTGGTCGGCAAATGGTGTTAATACCCCAGCTACTTCGTATTCCTCGCCTACCTTAATCGTAAATTCTTTATAACTTTTTACGTTATCGGTAAACCCTCGCCCTGTTGTTGTTGTATCTATGTTCCCAAAATTGGTTGACAAATAACTTTCACAAATCCCTTGCACATTTGAGCGACCATATCCGTTAGGGTCTGCGGGTACTTTTAAACGACCCAATAATGTAGCCCCATCGTAAACATCAAACAGGTATTTAAATCGTGCCGTTGCCGTTTGGTCGCTTGTTGCAACGTATTCAATCGGGTTGTAAACAGTTCGATAATCCTGTGGTTCGTATGTTATGCCTGTAATTGCCATTATTTCTTTTTAAATAAATTTTTAATTCCTTCCGTTGTAGCGTTAACCCCCGCAGTTCTTAAATCGTTTTCTAATTCTTTAAATATTTTACCTTCCGATATTTCTGTAAACGCATCATCCCAAAAATGATTAGCCCTTAATCCCTTTCTAAAAATACTTTGTTGTACTGCAAACGGGTTTAATCCTTTGCTTTCACTCCAATATTTTAACCCGCCTTTTTTTAATGGGGGTGGTTTTGTTGAATATTTGTAATCGCTATTCTGTGAAATTACAACCCAATCCTTGCCCTTATTTTTACCCGATTTAATTTTACCACCAGCACCCTGAACACCTTGATTAATATAGTCGTAATAATCCAACATAAATAAAGTAGCAACAAACGAAGTACCAAAGATTTTGACAGGCATTTGAATTGAAGTTTCTAACGCTTGGGATGTTTCGCCTTTTACCTTTTCATTTAATTGTTTTTTGGTTTCGTTCATTACCCGAATAGATAGGTTGTTCATAACATCGCCAATGTTTCGGGGGTTGTTTACTATCCCTTGACCCGTTCCCGTTGTGAACCCTACCAGCTCGTTATATGCCGTATTGTCTGCCATTATCTACGCTTTAATTTTTGCATCGCATCCCTTTGCATTTGTGCCTCCATATCCTGTTTATCTTTAAAGTAACAACATATATTCAATGCCTTTATTACTTCCCAATCCAATATTTCGTCCCACTTATCAACCCTACTATTTGTTAGGTTGTCTAATAAGCCCCACCAACCCCATCGGTTGCTAAATCCGTTTTCACTTCCTTTATTATCTTTTCCGACTCCGACATCAAAGAAGTTTTTATAGTTTCCGTTAAGATCGGATAGCGTTCCCAAAAAAAAACACCAATCGGATAGGCAATTGTAATAGGCATATTGTTATAAAAGTTATTAGCCGTTTCCCGTATCAACTCCCCATCTATTTTAACGTTTTTAAAACCGAATAACGTTTTGTATATTGGTCGGCATATAACAGTTAATATTTGGTGTAAGTTATTAAACAACACATCTTCATTATTCCCCGCCTTTTGCAGTATTTCCATTACAGAAATATACTCACCAAACAACATATTTTTAGCATCAATTTTAAACTCATACCATTTACCACCAATTAAGAACCTACGCTTTTCCATTTCTTTGGGTAGTGGTTCGTTTAAGAACGACATCTTTTTAACTAATTTATGGAAGTCAGGTATTGTTAATTCTCGCACATCTTCCCGCTTTTTGCCTGTCAATACGCAAAGAATATTAATTACTTTTTTAACCTCATCCATTTCGGTTTGTAGTATTGGTCGCAATTCAATGTATTGACCCAATGTAATATCGTTCCAGCTTGTTGGTATAATTAATTCCATTAATCTATATATATAAAATTTTCCAATAATAACACGTTTAGCAAAAATAAATATTTAATATTAATTATTTGGTTGTTTAATTAATTACTTAAATGCCTTAAAACACTATTTAAATGACTTCTAATCGAATTAAATACTTTTTTGGTATGTTACTATACATTGAATTAAAATAGTTGTTTAAATAGGTTTATTGTTGTTTGGTGTTTATTGGCTATAAAATTAATGAATATTTTTCTTATGTATCTTTTCTTTTCTTTTCTTTTCTTTTCTTAATGCTTTAGCAAAATGTTAGCAGTCCTTAAGCCATACTTAAGCCATACTTAAGCCATACTTAAGCGGGGCTTGAATTTACAGATAAAAAAAAGCCACCTTTTACAGTGGCTATTAATTTTTTAAATATTGTAAATTGCTAACACTAAGTTTTATTTATTTAAAGAATACTATTACGTTTTTCTAATGACAGCATTTTAATATAAACCCCCTCTTCTATACGGATATTTACTTGGTTAATTACTCCAATGTAAATGGTTTAAATCTTGTATAACTTCATTGTTAACAAGTGCAGTAGAATATTTCATCTAATCATCTCAATCACACTTTACTGACTCTCTCTCAAGCCATTAATGTTTCTGTTTTTTAATCTTCCTGTGGTGGGGAAGTAGCAATTACAATACTTAAAGAACTTTGTTTTTTTATTTTGTTATAACAAATGTACATAAATATATTTATATAATCCTAATGTTTTTTAAATTATTTTCATTTTTTTTTATTCTACCTCTGTAAATTTTTTTATTTAACGTATTGAATACCAACCTCGATTATGTTTTTTAAGGTGTATTAAAGCCACGTAACGCAACGCATCAAGCAAGTGGTTAAATTTATCAATTGGCTTTTTTAAACTATTCCCGTTTTTATCCGTAGCCCATTTATACGACCTAAATTCTTTGCGTAAATTAGAACCATTAACAACCTTTATTTGATAACGTTTTAAAATGTCTATCCCGTTGTTAATACTATCCTTGCCTTTTGTGGCTGGTTTAACGTTCATTCCTAAACGATATAATTCCTCAATGCTTTTTGGTTCGGCACTATCGCAAATGATTTCATCACGTCCAACAATTGGCTTTAATCGTTCGGCTAAATCTTGATTTGTTAAGCCACGTTCGTATAATATTTCTTTTAAATACAATACATCGCCACGTTTATAAACACCAACACAGGCAGACGGATCGTGAGAGTAGCCAAAATCCAAGCCGTAAGCCACTAAATCACATTCAGGCATTGTATCGACATACTCAACGTTTTCGTAGATTAAACCGCTTATATTACCATACTCGCCAAGCCCGTATATCTTCCAAAATTCTTTATCCGTTTGTTGTAGGTATTCAATTTCTTTAATTAATCCTTTAGGTAGGTACGTATTGTCCTTATAATTGCTAACAATAACATCAACATCCCCCACCTCTTTGGACCGCTTTAATTCCAATTCCTGATTAATCCATACCTGTTCATCGTCAGGGTTAAAATCAATGAATATTTTTGTTTCGGTACGCATTAATAACTGGAAGAACTCCTGTTTATATTCTAACTCGTTGGCTTCATTACAGTATAATATGTTACGCTTTGCCCCACGAAGTTTCTGTTGATCGTCAGCCCCTATAAATTCAACCATCCGTTTGCGAAATTTATAAGTTTTCTTTGTTTTATTGTGGTTTACGGCATCATACCAGCCGTTTTGTTTCAATATTTCTTCAAAGTCCCGTATAATTGTTCCGTCTAAATTGGTGCGATATTTACGTACTGAAGTCCAAACACCTTCACGCAAATACTTTTCATCGCCATACATCCCCGACATAAGCCACAAAGCACATATTTGGTTAATAGAATAGGTTTTGGAAGAACGTGTACCCCCACGATTTACCATTATTTTAGCGTCACTGTAATAGTTGCTATCAAATACCCCCGTTACTTCCACGATTTATTACTACTTGAATTTCCTTTATTGTTTGGTCTATCTGTGTTTTGTCGGGTTCATTCAATCCGAACATCTTAGCCAAGCTATCATAAGCCCCACGATAATCCGAACCCTT